CTTTACTACGCTCATATATTTCTCCTTTGTTTGTTATATTAGTTTAGCATAAGAGATATAGATTTGTCAAACTGGAACTCTAAATTCCTAAGTTCTTCATCTGGCATATCTCCAATATCCTTATACTGATTGTTTAGTTTAATAACAGAAACACGAGTAGAAAGTTTTTCAACTATCCTATCTTTCATGTTTCCTCCTGCCTCATCATTATCAGCAATAACAATAATGTTATTGAAATACTTCTGAAGCAATTCTATTTGTGTACTTGATACGTTTGCACCAAGTGTTGCTACTGCTGGGAGTCCTACTTGGTCAAGTCTGATAGCATCAAACGAAGACTCTACTACATACACTCTATCAGATTTCTTAACTCTATGCAAGTTAAAAAGTGTTTTACTTTTTGGAAGCCCTGGAGTATTCTTAAAATCTTTTCCTTCAATAGATCTGCCAACAAACCCTAATGGGATTCCATCTGGGCTGTGCACTGGAACAGTTACCATGTCTTGCTTTTCTGAATATCCTAGTGAGAACTTTATGCAAGAAGGCTTTTCAATTTTTCTATATGTGAAATAGTTCCTTGCTCTTTCTGAGGCAACAAGATTGTTGTGCAGTCTTTTAATAATTAACTCATCAAATGTTTTGTACTGCTCTTCTTTTACAAGAGCCTTGTCGATCTCTGTAGTAATATTTGTTAATTTTTCTTTGCTCTTAATAAATCTAGCAGACTCAAAATAAGTTCTACCAGAGGTGTGCATAACTAGTTCTATTAGATCTGCAGATTTTTGGCAAGAAAAACAAAAAAACATTCCGCTACCCTTTTGTACTTCTCCTGCTGGTGTTCTGTGATTATTATGAAATGGACAAAAGATCATGAAGTCTGCATCAAGTTCAGACTCTACGGTAATACCCGATCCTGTAAGGACTCGCTTGACTTGGTCTGCTGAATAAAGATGGGATTGGCTCCGTCTATTCCTGCTATCCATTCGCTTTTCCTTTTCCCTGCGTAAACTGCATGTATCGATAGTTCAAATTCAAAATAGTTCTTTATATCATTATACCTTATTGTGAAGTCTGGGTCAAGATCAATTCTTGGCACATACCCACTTAATTTCATTTCTGATATCAATAATCTTATATACTCTTCTTTGAGTCTTCCGATCATTGAATCGTCATAGATTACTCCGTCAAGGCAAAAACGCTTAATCGACTTATGATGATAAGACTTATGAGTGGTAGCATTCTTTTCTGACATACCATATTATAACTACTTATCTTCATAATCTTTATATCTGTAGTATCCCTTGTCAAAGTCACACTGGACTAGGAAATCTCCCATAAATCCATTACGGTTCTTTCTGAAAGCACATTCAATAATATCACTATTTGTAGCACGACCAAGGGCAAGAACCCAGTCAGCATCGTAGGCAATCTGTCTAGACCAAGATGTTTGACCAAGTGTAGGAACACTGTTTAGGTCATTAGCATCATCAGGAGTTGCAGATGAAATTGCAATGATTGGAACTTCTTCACCAATAGCCATTAGTTTAAGTTCTCTTGAAAGGTTCTTCATTCGTACCGTTTCGTTGTCTGACTTTTGATTAGGGGACATCAACTGAAGATAGTCAACAATCACAAAGTCTGGCTTGTACTGATCAATCTTTCCACGAAGAACTGAAGGGTTAATCTCTCCACCACTATCATTTGATATGATATGAAATTCTGGTTTGCCTGCAAGATTCTTTGCATGCCAATCTTTTAGCATATCAATCTCAATCTCACCATTGCTGATCTTTCTATGAGACCATCGACCTTCTCCCATAATAGTAAACACACGATTACGAACTTCGGTCTCAGACATTTCAAGAGAGATTACCATTGGAGACTTACCCTGTTTCCAAGCCTGAACAGCAAAGTAAAGAGCAAGCCAAGACTTTCCAATTCCTGGATAAGCAAGGAATACTCCAAGTTGTCCTGGCATAATTCCAGAAGGAAGATAGTTGTCAAACCCTGGAAGACCTGTTTTAATTCCAGATAGACCTAGCGCTTGTTGCTTCTTGACATTTTCAAAGTATGCAATAGCAGACTCAAGATCTGTTACATCAATGTCACGAATAGCAGAAGTGTTCTTTTTTAATTCTGAGGTTTTTGTTATTAGTTCGTTAAGTGCACCATTTCCATTATTATTTTGAATCTCGCTTGCAGCGGATCTGATAATATCTTTAAGGCTGTCGGTAAGGTACTCTCCCTGAAGTTCTTCAAGATGATGCTTGGTTGCTCCGATACCAGACACTGGCTCAAAGTCTCTAAACTTTTCAGTAACTAATTCTGTTGGAGGAAGGACTGAGTTGTTTTCAAAATACAATCTAATAAAATTCCAGATATCTCCGTGAGTTCTTAAAAGATTATCAACATTAGCCTGAAGAAGAACATGGATTTGTTTATCGCTTAAAACAGCCGTAAGTAGTTTTGCCTCTGTATTATTCACTTAGCCACTCCTTTGCTAATCTTCTGCGCTCAGTGCGCTCTTTAATATCTCTAACTTTATCTTTTTGTGCCTGTAATATTTTTTCTGCATTGTATGCAAAGTAGTTCCAAGAAGGACTCTCTGCAACTGAAAAGTAATACTCAAGTATATCGTAGCATCCTGGCAGAGTGTATGACTCTACAAGGGCATCAGAAGCCCACTGCTCTACATTTAGATTAAGAGATGGCTTTGATTCGTACCTTGCGGTATGATACTTGCTGTATCTTGAAAGCAAAGCCATACGGTCTTTGCGTTCGGCCATTATGCTTCAGCAGCCTCTTCTTGTGCTTCTTTAATCTTGTCTGTAAGTTTATCTTCAACAAACTTGTAGACACGCTCAAAAGCCTGGTCAACAGTTTCTCCATTCTTGCGAGAATCTGAAACACCAAGATCGAGTCTTAGTGACTGAAAATTTCCAAGGTTGAGTGTGTATCCTAGTGTAACGGATACTTTTGTTTCTTCGTTTTCCATTTTATACCCTTCGTTAAATAGACTCGTTCCAGATTGGAACAAACCTTCCATCTTCTGTTTTCCTATATGTAAGTATACCATCGCCCATTCTTCGTGTCAATTCTTGTTTACTAGGCGTAATATCATTTGTTATTAATTTGTCTTTTCTTGGTCTACCAATGTGGTATGAAGCAAGTATATCACGTATCTCTCTTACTTGCGATTCTGAGTAATATGATCTTACTTGAAACCCTCTGGCTCCACCTTTTTGAGATCCCGTTGGAAATGGGATAACTCCTCGCTTCATTAAGTCTGGAAGATATTTTTTATGACGATTAACTAAATCAGCAGTCTGACCAACCGTGTATGCTCGTTCTCTTTTGTTTTTAAAATCACTAATTAAACAACTTTCAATCTGATCTTTAGTAATGTTATAAACAGACATTATGCCATTAGATTTATTTAAATGATGTACTCTTACAAGGCTTCCATTTAAAAACCAAACCTTTTTATTCCCTGGTATTACAGGTGACTCATTGTATTTTTCGCTCTCAATTGTTCCTTTTTTAGTAACCATCGGCCCTCCTGAGAATTGTTAGGCGGATGAAAAAATCTTCTTAATCCGCAAATAATGCAATATAACTCTAGATTGTTTATCTCTGTATACTGTCTATCTATGAACATTCTTCCGTTACATTTTTGACATTTGATCATTAATTTGGTATTCCGATAATCACTAGGTTAATTCCAATGCTTGTATCTCCTGCTGCATTAAACTTAACAAGGCCCTCAACCTTAGATGTCGAAATACTTTTTAATGTGACTGTTACATCTTTTCCAGCATCGGTATTTCCAATATTTATAGGGGTTGCTGTTACTATTGGTGCAAACTTAAATTCACTTGAGAAGTTATATGAAAATGGTTGAGAGGATCCAGCGGTTTGAGTTTGACTTGTTGTTACCTGGACATATCCACCAATGATCCTTGCCTCGGAAGCCTTTACGCTTTGCTTTCCTGCAGTTGGGGTGTCCAGAGTTACATACTTATATGTTCCTGGTGATATTTGTTCAGACAACTCATTAATAGCCTTAACAATCTGATAAATATATGTTACGTCTAGGGGTTGTCCTCGTTCTGGAACAGGTAAAATTGCCATACTCTAATTATACCAGACTCAGGGTGTTGGAATTGGTATAGTCACTATTCCAGAATCATAGACCTCTAAGGCCTCTGCTAGTGATGGCTTTATTGATGATATCTGAACTATTGCCCTAACAGACTGTGTTCCTGTCTTTAAAAAAGAATAGTTTTTAGATTTAGTAGAATCCACATAGACTGGTACGGCTCCATCAAATCCTATAAAAATATCATAAGAAATTTCTGATGATGTGTTGGATGTAGACCAAGTCAATAACAAAGTGTTTCCTACAGGGCTAAGTGCACCGTCTCCAACCAGCGTAGCGTCTGACCCAACAACAAATATTTTAGAGTATGCGGATTTTCTGTTTTTATCTTCTGCAACAATTCTAAATCTTACTAACCTAGAATTTGAAGATGTAACCTTACCAAGGGAATCTTTTTTAACAACAACATTTCTAATTCCTTTGTCTGACATTATCCAACATCCAAAGCAAATCTAAACTCTATGTAATTTGTAGTGTTTGATGACTTTACAATAGGTTTTGATCCTGCACTTTTAATTACAGAGTATCCCGTAAGTCCATACAAAGAGTTTGTTGAGGTTACATTTTCTAATCGTAGTCCATCTAGGCAGACATAGAATAGGTCTGAAGGGGATCCTGCTTCGGTAACGCAGGCATAAATCTTTGCTACAGCAACTTGTCTCCAATCAAAGTTGTCTGTTTTAACTAAATCTTTAAGCGCTCTTTTTACTACCAGATATCTGTTTGTTGCAAGGTTTCTTTTGTCTGTTGCTGTTCCAGTAGTATTTGTTAGGTCATCAATATTAACCTCAAACCTTGCGTACTCGTTAGTGCTGCCTGATCCAGTGTAAGAAAACTCAAGCAAAACCTTGACATTGTCTGGCACTGTGTTTGGGCTAGGGCTTTTGCTTACAACGGAAAATGCAAGCCTTAGTTCATCTAGCGGACTGTTTTTTGTAAAGTCTACAGATGCTTCATTTAATTTAATAAATTTAGACCCAGCAGCAATCTGTAATTTGCCAAGCGCAGTCGCAGTAAGTGTGGAAGTATTTCCAGCAATTGCAATTATATTATTTAAAAATCTACATCTTTCATTTCTTGCTACTCGATCTGACTGAGTAAATATTCTGTTGTCTGCGTTTGTTTCAAAAACGCTTGCAGTTTGATTTATAACACCATTATCAGCCTCTCCATCTAGTGGTGTATAAACTGATGGTATCTCTGTTGCTGCAGACCCAAGTGGCTGATAAACCCAACTGTCTGTGTCTGCAAACGAATAAATAACTCTACTGTCAGATGACCCAGCGACAGGGTTTGAGGCAGCAGAGAATATTCCAACCTCTGTTATCTCGTATCTTTCTTCTGTTGGAAGTTCTGCTGTTAGGACTACCTTGTCTATCCCGCCTTCATTTACAAAACCTCTAGAAATAATAGGAACACGGAACATCTCAAAATCTAAGGATTCTTTTAGTGAGTAGTCTCCAAAGACACCCCCATTAGAAGCCACTGGAGTGGGCCCACAGCCCACAGCAATGTGTGAGGCATATGATTGGGTCTGTCCCACAAGATACTTGGCTAAAAGATTTTTACCTATATTAGTTATCATTAATTACTCCCATAATGTATTGTAGCACTAAAAACATCTCCACTATTTAATATTTGAACCTCTGCTTGCTCGCCCTCTTTAACATTAACTAGATTAATAATCAGGTCACCACTTAGCGGGTCAATATAAACAGACTTACAGTTGGGGGTCTTTGTCCACTTAGCCTTGTCTGTTTCATTTGGATTGCTATCTGGTGGTGATATATCATAGCCAGTTCCACAAACTGGCAAGTGATCAAATATAGATATAGGCAAAGACTTAAAATAAGAATCGGCAGACTGCAATCTCAAAATATTGTTGGGGTTATATTGTAGATACAGGTCTGTTAAGTTTTTAATTGGAGAGTACACAACCTTTTGACCATTAACTAGATCGTGTCTAGAAATTGTTGCAAGTTCATATCCACCAATATCTTCAAATATCAAGTCTGTCATTATTTCAATAGACATTATGTCCTGATCTTGTATAATCAAATCAGGTGTAGCAATTTTTACTGAAGCGTCATCAGATGCTTTTTGTGGATCTGGAAGATTTGCTGTTGCACTTGTTGTCATTACACCACCTCACTTAAAAATATTGTCATGTCTGGTCCATCTGAATTTCTTGAAAAGTCAATGTTGTAAACAACAAACCTGTTGTTAGGATTTGCAGCCATATCAATATTATTTTCTTTGTAGTCTAGACTAACTATATCTCCAAGTTGAATAGTTGGTATTGCAAATATCTTTACACCAATTGATTTCCTAGGCTTTGTTGTTTTATCAATCATCCACTTCATTAGACTTGAGGCCTCATCTTGAGACTGAATATAAGGAGTGTCTAAAGAAAAATCTTTTTTGCCGTATGTCATTCTACTAAGTTTTATATCTTGATAGTCTTGTTTAAATTTAAATGGGTTTGAAATTAATTTATCAGCAACAAACTGAGGATTTGATGTAAGACTATTTTTGTTAAAGTAATCATCAACCGTTAGATTGTTATCTGATTGCTGAGTAAAAGTAATTCCTTGAATTCTTAAATAGTTTCCACTTGTTTCGTCTAGGCTTAATGCTGTGTCTGTTGCATTAAAGATCATGAACTCAGCCCCGTAAGATCCTGCTCTAAACCCAGATATCACATATCCCTTTATCTTATTGAATGTTGGTGATATTTTTGCAGTCAAGGCTGGATATGCCTTATCATATTTAAAATTAAATACGGCTGCTTCTCTCATGATACTTCCAAACTCTTCAAAATATATATCATACTTTGGTGGCTCTGAAGTTCCAACACCCGATAGGTAAGTGTTTTGGATTAAGCCACTAATTGCATATTTTCTAAAAGACTCATTTGCATCAACTTCAGAATCTCCAAACACTGAGTTTACTGGTGCACCAAGGGAGAATGAGGTATTCTGTGAGTAATTATTACATAGCGCATAAACATTTTCAAACATTGCTTTTGAAGATCCTCTTGTAAATAGTGCAACGTCAGAATAAACTGGTAGAGGATCATTGTCGTCTACTGTCTTTATTAGGCTTCCGTTCATGTATAAGTAGAATCTTCTTATCTTTCCTATGTCTTCGTATTCTACTGCTAAATCATATACCGTTGGATTTTCCTCAGCAAACATTCTTGATTGTCCAGTAAATATTCCATCATCTACTGTAATCTCTGCAAGACCATCCCACAGTTTAACTGGGACTGCTTTGCCGTTATTAGATTTTACTTTATAAAAGAAAACATTGCTAACGGTTTGCAAGTCTTCTTTTAATAAGTTTCCTATACCAAGTGCTGCTATTTCAAAATAATATCCCACATTTGTTGTTGGGTTAAGCATTACTGCAATACCTGCAGAGCCTCCAGAAACTTTAATATCTTTGTCTGGTGTAGAGCCATTGACAACGTAGTATGTTGAAGATCCATTTGAGGTTTGTCCACGGTCTTCATTGTTTTCAATTTTTCCAACAATTCTCATTCTTGTTCCAAAGTGCTTATATTTTTTACCTTCAAGAGACTTATGAACATATGACACAAGATCTATTGCTTTTTCTTTTGTTGTAAAATTTGGTCCAGTAAGAACTAGCGCTGATGACTGAACAGAGCCTGGAACCTGTTGAGTGTTTGTTGTTATTTCTCCAACAATAGATGTTGACATAAAGTTTTTAATTATTCCATTTCTTGAAGATGTTCTTGCAAGAGCATCAGAAGAAATTCCAGTATTAGTTAGTTTGCCTGCAGAAGCCACAGTTGTTGTAGGCAGTGTGGTATTTTGAAAAAGATACTCTGAAGACATATAGCATCCCTTAACATTGTCGTTAGATTTCCAGTAATCAGATATTCCTGCGCTGTGTGCAACGATTGTTGTTCCAAACTGACCACGACCATGCTTTTGAACTTCTCCATTTTGTAGTTTGACAACACCTGACTGCTCAAAATACTTTGGCTCTGAGTATATTCTTACAAGTCCAGTTGGATATATTTTTCCATTAAATGGTAACTTGGAAAAATAGTTTTGATAATCTTCAACAGATGTTATCCAAACATTTCCAAATCCAGTTATGTTGTACTGAACAGCATCATACTTTATAACTTCGCCTTGTGAATAAAAATATCCGTTGTATCTTGTAATCCAGTATGCAGCCTCACCAAGACTAAATGTATTGTTTATGACAATGTTATTTTTAACAACTGGAACCTCTGCTGAAAGATTAGAATTTAGTGGTATTGCAGAAAGAACATATGCGGACTGGGTGCCAACCTCATTATTAATTGACTTTGTATTTTCTGTTCCAGATACTTCCCATAGCAGAGCAGGCTTGTATGTGTAATATCTTTCATCATCCAGAAGACTTGCTTGCCTCAATGACCCAATAGATCTTTGAATGTGTCTTGTTGTGTAGTTGATTACTCCATCATTGTAGACATTGTTTGCCTGAGTTGAAACAGATATGATGTTTGCAATTTTTGAGTTTGCAGTAGTTTTATTTTTAATTTCTTTATCTTCAAACAAATCATTGCTTCCCTTAAGTGCAAAGGTTGTCGGTCTCTGTGCAACGGTTGGCATTATATAGTCTTTGCTCATCATTACAAAATTATTATATTCATCAAAGAACATTGCAGTTTGTGTAGATATTGCTAGGTCTTGCAAAATCTCTGCAACACTTTTGTCTGGGCCAACAAAGAAATAGGGGATTATGATTTCTTTTTCGTTTGCAACTCTTTTAAATGTGTAGTTAGAAAAACCAATGTAGTCTAGTAAAAGAGAAACTGCCGAACTTACAGACACCTCAGTCATTAATATTTGTGGGGCTGCTATTGACTCTAAGTACCAATACATATCTCTTAAGGAAATAGAAACTGTCTTTCCCATTAGATCCTGTTTTGGAAATGCATCTGAGTATAAAGTTTTAATTGGAACATAATAGTCCCAGCCTTTTACATCAACGATGACTTCATAAAACTTAAATTTTACATGCCTGTCAATATACTTTGAGATTATGCTTGATGAATTATTTTCATTGAATGCTTGATCATAGTCAAATATGTTTATAGTTCCGTTTGAGGCAATTAGTTGGCCGACTGGAAGACCGCTTATACCAAGATCTGACGCACTCTTGTTGACTGAATAATCTAAAGTTTTATCAGATATGTTCATGACAAGTCTTGGAGAAATTTCTATTAGGTCAAACGTAGAATCTTTTACGTTCATAGAGTCTACTACGATTCTGATTCCAGATAGATACTCAAACTCTCTGTATTGTGGTTTACCATCTATGGCTTTAGTAAATACGCTTGGAGAGGTTGCATCTGTAACAAAGTTAGTTAACCTATTTACGGTTTCATCTTCTACATACCACCCATATTTTGGAGTTATTGTTGTATAGTCTGCTCCATTCCAAATATAAAACTTTCCTATATCATTTTCATTTTGTTTGACAAGGTAAGCATATCCAACTAGTGACTGCTCTGGAAGCAATGTTGTGCTTGAATAAGTTTCTGCAAAAACAAAGTTAAGTTTCCACTCTTCTGGAACGACTAGACCGTAAGCAATCTCCACATATCCATCACTCTTAATAATTGATGTTCCATCTTGGCGCCTGATTGATGGATTAAAAGAAATTATGTCTTGCCAATTTCCATCTTTTAAAAACTGAATCTTCCATCTTGAAGGTACTTTTTGATTTAATTCTCCAAAATGTGCATCTGCAATTGATCCAGTAGGTGTTGAGAACGGACCCAAATTTTCTGTGCCTACGTGAGTTTGCATTTTAACTACAACTCTGTTAGTAGGGATTTTTTCTTTATAAACAACAAAAGGGCAAGCGTCTTCTATTGAATTTTGTGAACCTCTAACACTAGAAGCAATTCCATATTCAGATATTGTTTCTGCTGTTCCATTTTTTTCTTTACCATCTTTATCTATAAATGTTTTAGAAACTCCATAGGAAACCGTATTATCGTTATACTTGTAAGTGTACGTTGCTTCACTTCTATAAGAAGTCCAATACTTAAATTTATCATTTTTGTCTGGCATATAATATCTTGGTCTGTCTGCCATAAAAAGATTTGGGTGATGTAGTTTGGTTCCATTATCTTTAAAGAATACGGCTTTATTAATTCCAGACCTTGGTCTAAATTGCTCAAAGCATGACTCTAGAGAATACAGGGTTTGTAGTTTTTCTTTTTTAGTTAAAAATGTTGTTGGTATGTTATTGTTATCAAAAACTCCGTCAATCAATACATCTGCTTCAGTTGCTCCTGTATAAAAATTTCCAGCATCATTAATGTCAAAACTAGTTGGAAGTGAAGAATATACAGAATTAGTCTGTGTTGGTCTGTATCTGTAGTTGCCAATATGCTTGATATTGGTTGGCACATTCATGTTCCACTCTGCTGTTATTATTGACTTGTTTCTTACGGTAGGAGAAGTCTCTAGGAAGTTTTGCAGATCTTTATCTTCAAACATTATACCTCTTCCAAACTTATTGAAACATTCCAGTAGTCAAAATTAGTTCCTCTTTTTTCAACAGAGTATGAAAAATCACTAATAAACATTTCAATTAATTGGTTATATTGTCCCAGATGCTTGTAAGGCTCAGCAGTTCCTTTAAAAATACCTTTTCTGTCATATGCAAGAAATACCCAGAAAGATCCTTTATGAGATTCGTACCACTCAAGTAGATCCGCTCCACCTGCTCCACCATCTGTTGTATAAGACTTGTATGGAGATCTTCCAGTTGCACTGCTAAATGTTGGAACATTTGAGTGAGATCTAGAAGGAATCATATTCCAACTTGTACGCAATGAAACCTTATCTGCAATGTGATAGGATCTCATACGTCCGTTAATCATTCTTTCACGCTTTTCAATTCTATCTTCAGAGAAATCAAGTGGTTGTCTGTTATCATCAGTTATCAATAAAAATTGATTAAGCATTGTTTGATCTTCCACATTTTCTGGATTTACACCAATCTCATAACCGTATGGGATATAAAGACCATCTTGAAGTGTTCCTGCGTTTTCAGACCAAAGCATACCACTAGGTCTTTCATATTTTTTGCGTCCACGCATGTACATTACTCTAGGGTCTAAAGATTCATCAGCCATTTATTGATACTCCCCTAATTCTTCTATCGTCAACCTTTTTAATTGTTGACATTACTACCTGTGCAATTTCATTTGGATTAGCATTTGTCTTTGCATTAACTGTTAAGGTATATGTATTATTATACACTGCTCCACCTGCTGATTTGCCATTATTCATTGCTCTTAGTGTATCTACTCCGTGAGTATCAACAGCGTACTTGCTCATTATGAATTCTCCTGGTGTTAGCATTGCTGGCACTGTATCAGTTCCCCTTGCAAAACCACCACTTGCAAAATATCTAGGTGGAACTATTCCTCCAGTAGACATGCCAAACCCACCAAATATTTTACCTAGAGCATTCTTTATTGTAGCAACAGGTTTTGTAACTACATTTTTTATTGCTGAGGCAACATTTGATATTCCAGTTGCAACTGATTTTGCTGCTGCAACTGCTGCAGTCGAAACTGCTTTTACCGCTATGGTTGCTGGTTTTGTGATTGTGGTTATTACATTTGTAACTGGTTTATTTACTCCAAGGTTCCATCCAACAGAAGGAACTGATACTGTAGGGGTTACCTTGCTTCCACCAAGTGGATTAAATGCTGGAGTTGGGGTTGTTGTTGCTTTTGGTGTAGGTGCTGGTGTTGCTGAAGGAGTTGGTGTTCCTGTAGGGGCTGGGGTGCTAGAAGGGTACGGTGTTCCTGAAGGCTTAGAAGTTGAAGATGGCTGAGGATTTCCAGTTGGTTTTGGTGTTGGGTCTGGAGTTGGTTCTGGAGTGCTAGTTGGAGTTGGTGAAGATGTTGGAGTTGGCTCTGGTTCTGATGTTGCTCCTACAACTGCTGCTATAGAAGGATCGTTACCACTTGGCTTTTGGTCATTATATGCTTGAATTAAATTTTTCTGAACATTTAGCGCAAGTTGCATTGACTCAACAAATTGTGCGCTCTTGATCATGGCAAGGTCTACTTGATTTTTAATTGCTTCCCAAGCATCTCTTGTCTTTCCAAGCACAGTTAGTCCTTCAATATCTTTGTCTAACTGTATTTGTCTTAAACGAATAAACTCTTGTGCTGGCTCAAGTTTATTTTCCTCAATCTCAAATATTTGATCTTGAAGATTTTTAATTTCTTTTTCAAGTTCTTTTCTGGTTTTAAGTTTTCCATCAGTCTTATCTAACCCAGTTACTCTTGACAATTCATATTGTCTAGATTGTTCTACAGCATCCTTTTGCTGTGTTAGAGCATCTGCAGCCTGCTGTGCTCTCATATCTTGTGCTGCTCGTGCTGCTGCTGCGATGTCTCCAGATGTTAATGCTTCTGCAAGTGTTAGTTGGCCCTTTTGCTGATTAGCAATAGAGGCATTGGCTTTTTCTACAGCATCAAGGGCTTTAATTCTTTCATCATACTTGTCATTAATTTTTTGCTCTTGATCCTCAATAGCCTTTAATGCTGCCTC